CAATTACTGCATTTTCAACGGCTGTTGCTCTATCCAGTAATCCGGTGTCTTCGGCCTGGACATCATCCTTGACGCTTGCCAAGTCATCCGTGATTGTGCTTTCGGTGGTCTCAGGATCGTAGTCACCAATCTGGTCTTGTATGGCCTTAATGCCCAAGTCTTCTTCTTTGCTAATAAACTCATTTAACTGCGCTGCGGTACAACTCCAATGGCCTGTAAGACCGTTAGGCATCAATGCAAATACATCAGCATCTACAATCGCCCTTGTGAGTTTTGGCAATTCAGTAAACATTGGGCGAAATGTTTTTCCACTAACTAATAATTGGCTCATCTATACTCCTCAGTATATTAGATTTAATTGCCCGAGCGTCCAGGCTGTGATATAGTGAACAGTAAACACTGGCTTGGTGGCATCAGTAGAGGCACTTATCCCGTCACCAGCCACAATAGACGCATTTACAGCAGCAGCTCTAAATATAAATGTTGACACGCCTTTTTTTGTAATAGAAACAGCAGTAGATGTAGTGCCATCCTTAAATACAAAGACACCCTTACCTGTAGTTGCAGTAAGTGTAGTATCCGCGGCAGGGGTATCTACACAATATACTCTAATAAGATAGTCTGTGCCACTAACAGTTGTTCCAAGCGATAATGTCTGCGTGCTATACGATGTCCCAGATTGCGCAGTAAGATTAAATGTTCTTACTGACCTGCACGGGAATACAGTATTTGATGGAAGTGTAAACACCGAGGTGTCCCACTGCTTGGACTCATCACAGTTAGTCATTCCAACGATCAAGTCTGCCGCTGATATATTAACTATAGCGGTACACGGATCGTGTGTCTTTAGATATCCATCAACAGCCAAAGAATAGTTGCAAGCGCTTTCCATCTTAACGCCAGCTCCTACTGCCATTGCTCTATCTGGATTTTTATATTGATTTGCCATTATATCTCCTATGAGATTAAAAGCCACACGGCTTTATTGTTACGTTATTGAATTTAGCAGAGTTATATCTGTTTTTGAGGTCTTTAAACCTAAACCTATATCTGTCATATAGCATCTTAACTGCACCATCTGGAGTTGGCACCATATCAGCAAGCATGCTCATAGCATAATATGCTGCAGTCAGTTGTATGTCGCTATTATACTCATCATCTTGCTGTTCCCACAAATCATCACGCAGATATACTTTTGCTTCGTCTCTCATCTCTACAAGAGCAGTTCCCTGAACGCCAGAAGTTTCGAGGTCAATATAATCTGGGTCAGATACAATAAGTATGTTTGTATCAGTAACTGCGTATAATAGTGCATTGGCGTCACATTGCTTTGTTGTTCCATTTGCTTTATATAGAGCAGTGTATGCATAAAAGTATTTCTCAACTAATTCGGATGAAACTGATGGAGTTTCAGACAAGCGATGCAATGCAATTGGGTATATATCAATATTGTTCTTAATCGCATCATTAGCCCTATGCTGATATTTAACAGTAACGCTTTTATCACTACTAATCTCTGCCCCAGTTTCATCTATTACAGTAAATATGCCATTATCAAAATACCAATAGTATGTCATTATGCCCTCTTTATAACTCTTGCTATCGAAGTGTCGTCAATTACAACAGAATGAATCTTGACTACTTTATCAGCAAAGTCAGAGAAGTCAGCGCTTGTCATAGTAACTTCACGCTGATCAACACGCAGGTCTTGAGTTATTTTAGCAAGAGCCTCATTATACATTATAGTGAACATATTCTTGTTTATGTCTGGAAGTTGCTGCTTTGCTAAATCATATAAAGTCCCTATCTTCACTTTTCACCTTCTTGCGTAAAGCCAAAATACTCTTGATACCTTGCTTTCATAGCCATATATCTTGACAATAGTTGTTGTGCAAGTTCAACTCTCATTTGTATCCTCTGCACCCTTGCCCCTTCAATCTGAGTCCTTGCAGCGTATGCGTCTATTTGTGTGCGCAACTTTGCAAGCTCGGCAGAAGCAAGTTCAACATCATCATTTGACAATCTTGTCTCTGCATTAGTAAAGGCAAGAGTTAGTGATGGGAAGGTAGTTACGTCAGAAGCTATTGACTCTAATTCTCTACTATAACGCGAATACAGGTAGTCACAGGCCGCAAAAAGTGCAAGGGGGTAAATATATTTATCTGGCCATGTTATAGACCCGTTAGATACTGCATATGCGATTCCTCTGACAGTATAAGTATTCCTTGCTGGAACATATGGCTCGATATACAGCTTGCTCCCCACTATGTAATAATAGGCAGTATCTCCCCTATCATACATAAGAGACATCTTATTTGCAGCGTGTTGTTTGCTTGACCTTCTAATTGCCCTATCGTTACCACAATATAATTCAATGGCTCCAAGTGGGTTTTGTAGTGTTACTGGATTAGATACAACTGCTGTTTCAACCCAAAAGTCAGCAAGAGCTTGCTGTAAATATGTTTCAAGCTTTCTTAATATATCTTCCATCCCAGCCATAATAGTTTGATCTGGAACAGTAATTGAGGTCTCACCAAGCAATCCCTCAATGTAGGATGTTATGCTTACTTTAGTCGCCATTTTACCTCTATGCAGTTAGGGGCGGTTTCCCGCCCCCAACAAGCGATCTTAGCCAATGAGCACTGTTATTGTACTCATCCACTCATTAGATGCATGCTCTGACTGGTTTGCAACTCTGTAATATGGAAAGTCTCCATATGTGGCTGGCAAATGTTGCTTAAACGCCACACCGTTGGTTGCCGTGATATCTCCATCACCGCTATCCATTTTAATTGTCTGCAGAGTAACCCAAGAAACATTATCAATACTTCCTTGCAAATATACAGATGTATGATATGTTGCAGTCCCTGGCGCCGTAACACCAGACACAAAGATTCCTACTGGAGTCCCCTTTTCAACGATAAAAGAACTGTGTGTTATAAGGGAAGTCGAGTCAGCATCAGTTGTGGTTGCACCAGTATAAAGTAAGCGGTTATTAACAGTTTTAGCTTTCATTGTTGCCATTTATGTCTCCTTAACTAAACTTCATTACAGCGTGAGTTTCTGGTAATGAAATCTCAAGACCAGCTTCAGTAGTAATCATATCTTGGCGCCCATCAACATCATTATCCTGAACATTAGTTTTGATAAAGGTGTCACGATTTATGCCATTGCCAATTAGTGGACGATATGCAACGTTATTCATGTCAATAGCGATTGCATAGTCTTCATAACCATTCCTGAAGAAAGGCTCTTGAACAACTGCCAAATCTCCAAAAATAGTGCTTACATTAGTTACTTTGTGCCCAAACTTTCCAGTTACATTCTGGATATCAAGGTTATACGAAGTTGAGCCAGCAGTATTCATAAGGTAGCCAGCTTTCCCAAGGCGGTTAAGCCAGTTAATAATCTTCCGAGAGGCAAGCACAAGTTTACGCCCAGCATTACCGCTTTCAGGGGCGAAGAAATCCTGCATAGCATCAAGGAAGCTATCATAGTTAGAAGTACCATAGTTGAAGTTGTAAACCTTACCATATGCCTCAGTATATGGCAAGATACCCCAAGAATACCGAGTGCCACCATAAGCAACCAAGCCAGTTTGGAACAGCATAGCTTGCTCAATGTCAGATTTATGCTCGCGAAGTTTTTCCTGCCAGACGCGAGTAAACTCATTGGGGCGTCCACGCAGCCGAGTAGCTTGTGCAGTTCCAGAAAACAGTTCAATTGCAGTCTTAAAAATCTGGCAATATCCTTCTCTGTCATAAAGCTCGTCTTTCCAGCTCGAAGGAGCGCCAGTAGCTTCGGCAAATGCAGAGCCAACAATCTGAATATATGTTTGAGCAGTGTTGTTACCATCCGTAACCGGAACAGCAAAGGTCTTTCCGCTATAATCAGTGCCAGCAGTGGCACCAGATAGTGGAGTCTTCAAGGTTAGTTTGCATACTTTTGCACCGTTAAACGCATTTGAGGAGGAAACGATCTCAGACTCAACTGTGTCAACATAATAATTACACATAGTTCCATCGGTTGCCCTCAGGGTAACCATCTGGTTGGGAAGGAAATATGTTGGCAACATGTCTGACGTAGCTTGTGTCATCGGATTCCCTGCCTCATAAAGCATGCGCCCATAATTATCGTATGGGGAAACCACATGAACAATAGTCGTAGTTGTATAAAAGCTGTAAGCACTTGAAACGACCGCTACAACAATACCATATCTGCGTTGCCACTGGTGACGCTGTTCCATAAACTTGAATACTGGATCATCTGTGGGCTTCTTTGCTACTTTAGAAAGATACACGAAGAACGGGCTTTCGGTTGGAGAAAGTTCTGCAACTCGCTCACCGAAGTTAAAGATTCTCCGTCTGCTATCAATACTTACTCCATTAACTGCAGGAGCAATGAAATCGGAGCTTTGAACCGCTCCAGAGGTTGTAGATAAAATAGCCATTTAGGTTATTCTCCTGTTATTTTTTTACCAATCTGTTATTTTGTTTGCCTGTGCCTTCATGGCATCGAATACAACATCCTCTTCGCGCCTTGTGTCTTCTGGAGCACCAGTAGGCAATTGCGAGTATGGAGGCGGAAATGTGTTTGCATTCTTTGCTTGCTGAAAGCCAGGGCTTGCTGATGCAGCCTTGGGCTGCGTGTTAGCAAAAGCAGCTTGATATAGTTTCCACAGATTCTCAATTGACAGACTGTCTGGAGACGACATTGTTTGAATAAAGTGGTCTGCAATTTCTGCAGTAGCCCCTATTTTCATAACGTCTTCTTTTACTTTGCCCAGTGCTTTTTGATATTCTGCAACTGCTTGTGCTTCTTTTGCCTTGCGAAGATTCTCTTCTTTAATCCGAAAGTCTTGCTGTTTAAGTTTTGATTCAAGATACTCTGTCTTTTCAACGCTGTATTGAATCATGTCTTGCTGCCATTTCTGGTACTGCCTTACATACTGAGCAGAAGATGATTTCTGATCATTTACTGCATCATCATAGTTGTAATCTGCAGGCATCTCTGGCATTGCTGGTGCATCTGGGAATGCTTCTTCTACAATCGGTTCTGGTTCAACAGGCGAGTGTGTTTCTTTCCCTTCTGCAAGTTTCTTGTAGTATTCAGCATCCGCTGTAGCCTTAGCCAGTTCATTGCGAGTCTTATCAGCAACTGATTGCCAATATGTGTACCTTACTTCGTCATTGTCGCTCTGAGGTTTGGCTTCTTGCTCTGCGGGCTGTGCAGCATTCTGTTGAACTTCTTGTTCATTTTGCTGCGCTTCCTCTTCAAATGCATCAACATTGTTAAGAGGAGAAAAGATGTCTTCAAGAATTTCTTGTTCAGACTTTTCTTTGGCGTTTGCCATTATTTCTTTCCTTTGGGAGCGCTTTTAGCGGTATCCCTATTTTTTAGTTTTGTATTCTTGAGCTCATCATTTAGACGCTCATTGAATAGTTGAGTAGAGTGGTTAATAGCATTCTCGTGTTCTCCAAGCTTTGACTTGAACCTCGTAAGTTCGGTTTCTTGCTTGGCGTGCATAGTCTCTCTTTCGCGAGTTTGCAAATCCCCACGAAGGCGTTTAATCTCTTCTTCCATCTGTTGAACCATTCCCTGAAGTTTAGCGATTTCATCAGTCCTTTGCATAACTCCTTCTTGGTCAAAGATTTCAGTTTTCTTTAACACTTCTTGTCTGTCTATAATGCCTTTTTCATAAGCAGCCATATAGAATTCAAGTTGTGCATATCTGTTAGTTGGGAGCGTTGAGCCAGCTATAACAACAACATCATATTTGCCAACGCTTATGCTATTAAGTATATCAACAACATTGCCGTAATCGTCATACATCCTCTTATTGATCATATACTCGCTCATGCTGTTGTTGGGCTGTATCACTCTTACTATCTTCTCTACAGTATAGAGTTTTTGCATAAGCGGAATCATAACCTCGCCCATCCTCTTAAGCCCTGTTTCTACATCCATTAGTTTAGACTTAATACGCCTTTGCCCAAACTCGTCAATAGATATAGTGGCTTTATATGTCTGTGGAGCGTTTTGTGAGTTCCCCATCATAAATTCATATAGCCCCATTTGATGGTCTATATCAGACTTTGCAGTTGTTTCTTTCTGGTAAAGTTCTGCAGGAAGTGGAGCAGGGTGGACAACTTGGAATCCGCCATCAGATAAATCAGCTTCAATAGCTGCTGTTGGGCTTGCCCATCTATCTTCGAAATCCTCAATGTCCACACTGCCTTTTTGGAGGACTACTTTATTAGTAGTAGAGGTAGTCGCATGTGCAATTATTAGCGATCTTGTTTTGTTAATTTCTTCCTGCAGCGTCTTTACCATGCGCACATCCGACAGTGGGTATGGGGTTCTATTAAACAGGTTCATAAACAAAATTACTGGATAATGTTCTATCTCAAGAATGCCCTCGTATATAATGTCTTGCCCAACGATAACCCATTGTCTTATAGACGGCTGTAATGTTTTTACAACTTCAATCTGCCCAGAGTTGATCAAGTCAGCAAATGTTATCTTTCTTACTTCTGGTAATTGTGGTTCTGTAACCTCATAAGGAACTTCCATCCCGCTTTCATTTGCAGCTTGCTGTGCCTGTTGTTGAGCCATTTGATTAGCTTGTTCTGCTTGCACCATTGCCTGCTGTTGAGCAACCTGTAGTGCTTGTTCAGCCATAGCCACAGAAGTATAGACTTGTCCGCCAATTATCCATGCAGGCTTTTTAGTATATTCAAGGTAGTCGTCTTTATTCAGCAGGTCTTCAGCTCCAGTTACAGCATCGTACACCCTGTAATACTCTATATACTCTTTCTTAAAGCGAATATATTCCCTTACGAAGTTGTCTTTAAGGTCAGCGTCAAGAACAGTGCTGTCTTCTGGGAACACTATGCCAGTATCTTGCAGTTCGGTAACAGGCATGTCAGACTGATATGTTCCCTGAGCATTAGATATCCTTGCCTTTAACAGCGGGTATCTTTTCTTTAGTTGTTCGCGAGTAACAAGCTTACTGATAATTATGTTTTCGGCATCGTCACCAAAGCGACTTCTTGCAGCAGGGTCTATATACAGGGTCATAGGGTCTATGTCTATTAAACATACTTCCCCTTTCCCCATGTCTTTAGATGTATCAACATATACATATGCAGCCCCAAGTCCAGTTACATAGTAGTCATCAATAACCTGTCTCATTATAGTGTCACCATCAGATGTTTGCCATACATATTGCAGTAATCCGTTAATAGCTTGCGCTACTTGATTGTCACTATCTTCTCTTGGGCTAACCCTAAATGATGGTCTATTAGCAGTAAGCATTGCTTTAGCAGACTCTACTGCAGGATGTATCCTGTTTACTACTACTGGAGCTTGATTCCTCGCTTTAAGCACTTCAAGGTCTTCATTAGTCCACTGGTCGCCAAGTCTAAACTTTCTATCTTCTTGCGCCCTGATAGCCCAATTAGTGCGAGCCCTTGAATATAACTTCCATATCTCTTCAGTTTCTAATACTGCGCTTGACACGCCATTTAAGTTACTGCTCATAACAGTTCAACCTTCTTTGTAAAATCATAGTTCTTGTTTAACCTTGTTAGCTCAAGACGGGCTTGTTCAACTAACTGGATAACAGCAAGGCAACTACCCTCAGTATCACCATGCCTCATCATTATCCCAGCAATCTCACTTGCTGTCTTTAGAGTTTCAAGAATGCTGTTTAATGCATCTGTTCCCATACCAACTTCCTTTTCTTACTTTAGAGTTATACTATCTCTCTATATAAAATAATGCACTTTCATAAAAAAGCAAATACTATTTTTCACTATTTTTATAGTCATTCTCGTAACTGCTGTATTCATATAGACATCCACGAGTATCTTTTTTTTATCTTTTTTTTAGTTTTTACAAAGTCACCAGTATATCTGCATGCTACTGCCTTGTCTAATGCGAAATATGTCGCATCCATTATATCGTCATTTCTTCCACTCGGGTAACTAAGGAACTCTTGCTGAGCAACTATATCTTGTGCTCTAAAGAAAAACCTCCCAGATGCAAGTCTTGGGACGAGAGATATCAATCTCTCTGATTTAGCAGTCCTTGGCTTAACCCCTGCTTCTATGCCTGGGATATATATGTTAGATTGCCTCATTAAAGAGCGTACACCAGTTCTCAGGGCCTCTTGATAGCCAACTGTCTCTATAGACGTCCTCACTGGTTTATACTTCTTGTAATAGTCCAAAATCGTCTGAGGTTGAACATCTGGGGTTAGCCTGTCTCTCAACAAATCTATAATGTATGCTTTGTCTTCACTGTCAACACCAATAACAGCAATGACAAAATAGTCACTATGTTTACTTAGAGTAGATGCTGGGTCAACTCCCATATACACGTTTACGGGTAAATATATTTCCTCATCGCCAATCTTGCGGTATAAGCAGTGTTTGTCTTCGTGAAAGATAAAGCTATAGTCATGCAGTCTTATGAACTCTGGCTTGAATGGAGCAGTATTAGGTGCCTGAGCAATGTTCATATACTCTTGATAGAAACCATTAAGGTTCCCAACAGATGCAAACTCTTCTTTAATCTGCTGTACTCTATCCATCGGGAATCTTTCTTCCCAGATAGGAACATTCTGCTCATTTACTATGCCATACCACAGAACTTTCCAAGCAGGGCTTTCTTTAGCCCAGCATAAGAAACAGTCTTCGTGTATAACAGTGCCGACCATTATTATCCTTCCACCATCTGCAAGAGACGGGATAACTGCATCAGTAACCCACTTTCTGTTATCTACTCTTGTTTCTGGGGTTGCTGCATTAGTTTCTGATTCTATATCATCAAGGATAATTACATTAGGCCGAGTATCCCCTTCAATGGCTCCACGTATCTTCTGACCAGTTCCAAGAGCAATTATACGAGCCCCATTAGCCAGTATAATATCATTCTGCGTCCACCTCTTTGCAGTATCTGGCCCCAAGTCACCAAACAACATCTTAAAGTTAGCAGACCTCTCTAAATGATACTTTATTCTATTCAAGAAGTTTACAGATTGTGCTTGTGCTTCAGACACTATAATAATAAACAAGTCTTCGTCTTTCTTCTTGAAAGCAACACGCCACAATGGGTATATCAAAGAGCATAATGTTGACTTAGAACTACCCCTAAAACTTGCTATAAGCAGCCTCTTAACAGCATTATTCCTCAAATGTGAATATATTTCATTATGGAACTCTGGGATAGCTGCTGTTAATGCAGTAGGGAAACATACTTTCCCAAATACTGAAATACTGCCATATAGTTTCTTATACAGGGCTACTACTTTTTCATCCATAAAGATTACTCTTCTTCAAGTATATCAACTAATGGCACTTCTCTCGTTAGTTTTACTGTATCTTTCTCTTCAAGCACAGAATCTGCAAGCTTCTCTATGCTATGAGTAGTATGCTCTATGCTCTCTTTCTTAGTATCCTTGTCTTTAAACCCAAGAACATCAAATAAGTTCTCTACTGCCCTCATCATATTCCCTACATCTTTCTTCTCTCTTGCCATCTGTATTGCCTCATCAAGCAACAGTATAGCCCTCTGCCTACTAAATCCACTCTGCTCTAATAACGATAATATCTCTTCTTTAACAGCCATCTTAAATACCTCACTCTTTGCTACTGTTCTCCACTTATTTAACTCTACCATAGGAGCAGCTGGTAATACAGACATTACAGCTACATCTATCTTCTTATCATGTAATAAATACGCCCTTAGTATCTCTCTCGCCTTAGCAGTCTTCATTGCTTCTTCTATCTTCTTAGCCTTCCTCTCTCCAGTTAACAAAGGCCCTACTATCAACTCTACACTACTCGAAGCATTCTTCTTATAAACATGCTTATATACTTTAACTATACCACCACTAAAACTCCAATAACCACAGTCAGTAGTCTTATACCCACATCTACCCAATAACTCACATACATAACCATCATCACTTAACCCATAACTACCAACTTCATTACAGTCCCTCCAATATACATACTCTATACCAGCCTCTTTAGCCTCTACCTCAGTATATATAATACTCTCTCTATGCATCTTCTTCAGTCTGTCAAATATCCTTACTTTATACACTATAGTCTCCTTCGGCTTCTATTAACTACTATATAACCACTATATAGCTACTATAATAACTACTATATATAACTACTAATATAATTACACTTTCAACCCAAACGCCCCACGCTATATAAAATAATCAGAATTCCAGAAAAAGCAAATACTATTTTTAACATTTCTATAAGCCAAACCAGCAAACTACTGCAAATAAACACTATCCAAACATAAAAAAAATTACAAAAAATTCTATAAAACAACAAGACAAATTTGGACCTAACGGCAAGACAGATTTGGACAATCTGAGAGGGGTCAATATACAAACTATACAACTACCCCAGAGCAAGCACAAAAGCCCCTAAAAACACTGTAAACGCTCGCTGTAAGGCTACAAAAAAATAGTAGTAGATTGTGTATAGGGGATATATCCAGAACCACCCCCGTCTGCTTCAAGGGGTATAGGGGGTCTGTTTTAGTTGACAGATTAGTTGATAATTGTTATTGGCTACACAAAGGATGCCTATGGCTACTATTGGCTGTCTCAAACAGTAGGAGACTATCATGAAAGCAATTATCAACATCTTGCTGTTCATCGCAATGATGGCAGTAAGCAACGCATGGGCTTGGGCTGTTATCTGGCTGTGTAAAGAGTGGGGGTATCCCACAATCCTTGCAGTTCCATTTGTGATAATGAACTTTAGCATCTACGGCTACTTAATTGTAGTCCGTGCAACATCCTAACTTTCACAAGCAATCCTTCGGGGTTGCTTAATTTTCTTTTTGCTACGCTACTGTATGCTATCATAAACCATTAAGGAGTCACCAATGTCAAAGTACGCGTTTAAACTAACCCTTAACGGAACCCTATGGCTGGGGTATAGAAAGCCAATGGGTCTTGTTCTCTGGTCAAGGGACAAGACTGTTAAGATATTTGACCCTGTGACACTGTCATATTTAAGAGAAGCTTACCGTAAGGGCAACGAAGCCTTTGCGGAAGTAATCGCTGTCCTTGTCAAGTAGCCCTTCGGGGTTACTTTTTTTGCTTCGCTACTATTAGCTGTTTTAAACTATAAGGAGTTTTACCATGTACTTATTAAACAACATTCGTATTGAAGGGGAGCGACTTGGCGAAGTCACCGTCACAAGTTCCTCGTTCTTCACGGAGGGCACCCAACGTGGAGTAAAAGTATCAGTACAAGCAAAATTCGATTCTAATGGAATCACTGAGGTTGACGCAAGAGTCAACCGCACCAAGGTTATCGTTTCATTGGACAGCGTTGAAGTCCAGACAACCACTGGATGGTATAGTTCACAAAATGCTCTCCATCGCGTAACAGACGGAGGGCTCACGTTAAGTTTCCGTTACGACGGTTACACCTTATGCTACTGGCTTGATGAAGAGCCAGTAATAGAGGAAACCGTCGAAGATTAAACACAACAGCCTCACTGCAAAGTGGGGCTTTCTTTTTGTTTCACAGTGCTGTTATTGCTAACGCAACGCTACGCGTTGCTACGATTGACTTCATAAACCGTAAAGGAGAATATCATGAAACTTCGCAAGATTTATGACAGGCGCGGGGATACAATCGGTTTCGCAATGTCCGCTTCCCCAAAACCTGATGGAGAAGCAATTAAGTTAATCCGTCGGGAACTGCGGACAGAAACCATCTCGGTTCAACCAAGCAAGGGCAAGGATGCCAGCGAATACCCATTTGTGGCATTCAAGGGCGAATCCCCCATCGAAGTTGAAGATTAACTATCCCCTCAACCCGCATCTACTATATTCATTTGCGGGTTTCCCTTTTATATTTTTTATCTTTATTTGACAACTTGATGCGTGAGTGTAGTTTAAAGTCTAAAACACGTAATGAGATACAGGTAGAAAACCCTGTCACTCACGCTAACATTTAATTAAAAAGGAGAAACTAATGAAATTCATAGTATACAATGGCCAGTTATTTAGATACCTTAACTGTCCAATGCCTTTGCCAAAAGACTTTGATGAAACTGCTATCATATCATTGATAGATGATGCCACTCAAATCGGCAAACATAATAGGGTAATAGCAAAGCACTACTCTTTGCCATATGACAAGGAAAATCTTTTAAAGCACATCTATCCTGATGGAACCGTGCTTACAGATATAACTGGCAAGGAAACACTTCCACTGTCTTATGCACAATTCAATATCATTGCAATACCAGTAGAAGACAAAAGCAAAGAACGGACACAACTGGAGGGATAAATGAATATACTTAACATTACAGAGCGGGTTCTTATTACAACTGCTTATACAGCAGGAACAGCACTTGTGTGTATGTTTTGGTGGGGGATAAAGAGATGGGAAGAACTATTTATCTTTGCGTTCTCTGTAATCTTATCTTCAGTACTGCACGCAATAGGTATAATGATATGGGGGTTACTAAATGAATACAAATAAGATATTCATAGTAGCCAAAATCCTTTGGGCTTCATTTGCAGTGCTTGCAATCGTTTTATGGGTTGCAGGATATAAGTGTGCTATTGACATATGGGCAGTGTCAATGATATTCGGCATTATAACCCTTGCCCACTCAATTCATGAGGATAACAAAAGAAATGGAAAAGCTAAATAAGTTGCCTTGGTTTTGGAAAAACAAAGCCACAAGAATGCTCGGGATGCTAATATGTTTCTTTATGGGGCATGCTAACAAGCAGATATTGCTTCCTTACAGAAAGCACAGCGGATATAATCATACACACAAATATCTGAAGTGTTACTGTTATAGATGTGCAAAAGAGTTCAAGGGTAACAAATGGAGACGGCTTGCAAATGGTAAGCTAAGAGAAGTGCTATAATGAAAACCAGAATTAAAGAAAATCTCTTTCAGTTTTCCACATCCAAAAACAACCAAGAATATGTTTGCCTTGGCAGACGCTTATATGGCTGTGCAACTGACCCAAACGATGAAGTAATAAAAGCGGGAAGCAAGCACACAACATACATGACGACCCAAAATGGTTCATGGCAACTCTTTCCCAAAAGAAGGAAAAATGGCTAATGTATCATTTAAATATAAAGACTACCATGACGGGATGCAAGTATGGATAAGTAACCCATATGTTGACCTATGGCTATTCCAAATAGACGCTATAGATATACTTGCATGCCCGCAGAAGATTTTCAAACCAGAACTGTCATTGCCAAAAAAAGAACAGTTGCTATTCCACATGCACAAAGGTGGAAGAGTGCCATCGCTTGATGGATATTGGCGAATAATCCCTAAAGATAAAATAACTATAAAAAAGTAAAAGTAAGGGCTACTTACAGCCGTAATACCCAGGGGAAGCACCTGGGGGCCTTGCAAGCCGTAACTGTAATAAACCAAGGAGGTATCCAATGGGATACTTTACCGTAAAAATCGTCAGGATCGGAAGTCCCGTAGTCGAAGTAACAGTGCCTAACTCTGGTGCAACTGTTGCCGACGCCCTTGCCGCTGCCAACATCGCTACTGAGGCGCAGCAAGCCTATAAATTCAAGGGGCGCAACGT